TGATGAATTAAGGGTTGCAAACAACGCAAAGAAAACATACAATGGTCAAATGTTAGGAAAACATATAGGTCGTAGAGGACCGCGTGGTAATTTAGGGAAAATGGAACAACATAAACCAGACACTTTTTTCATTAACAATCCAGACCGTTATTTTACAACTACTGGTGTAGAGAAACGGGGAACTGCTCCAACTACGCATGTATTTCGTCCAGAAAATCGTAGTTCTACTACACGCGAATATTTTGGAGGAGGCGATACTACCAACGCAAATGGTATTTATCAATCTGGTAAACATCAGCAGTCACAAAAGGTTCAATTGGATCCCTTGAATATAGGAACAGCGTCGAGGGCAAATGGTTGGACGGAAAGTAATGGTAATTATGGTAAATCGGGATACAAAAGTCTACCAAATTCGCGATCGTTAACAGGTGAAACAAAATCGATGGGTATCGTGGAACGAGGATTCTACGCAATGGTAACTCCAATATTAGATGTTATTAAACCAACATTAAAGGAAAATGTAATCCATCACAAACGACCCACCGGTAATGTTTCTGGTGGTAAAAACGGTGTATCTAATTCAAGAGTATGGAACCCTTCAGATGTTGCTAGAACTACCATTCGTGAACAAACTGAAAACACCGAATATACCAAGCATGGAGGCACCGCTTTTGATGCGGCTTATACAAATACAGAACATCAATCAATTGGACAACAACGTGATACTACCAACTGTTTATATATTGGAAATAGTAGTGCTGGCAATGCACAACACAAAGGACAAGTATACAATACTGCTTATAACGCATCTCTTAATCCAAATAAGGAAGTCATAAGCAAGGTAGACCGATTTCAAGCAGGAAATCAACCAATATTTGATGGAAATCAAAATGTAAGTAATTTGCGCAACAGAAGCACCAATTCAGCACCGGTCATTCCGAATATGCCAAAAAGTGCTAGTAGCATCGAAACATATGGAAGTCTAAGTGGTAAAAATACGCGTGAAGTAAATCAAACAAATCGTTACGACCCCGATTTATTGGATGCTTTCAATAAAAATCCATATTCCAAACCATTAAGCAGTGTTGCTTAAAACACAATAGTTATTAAAATAAATAACATAACACTTTATAAAATATAAATATAACGTGTTATATTTCAATATATAATTCATCATGTCTGACTTATTTTTTAAAAGCGAAATAAATTATAATTTTACAAGCAATGTAGATAATATGTTAACTATACACAAACCGGTTATTGATAAGTTGGATTTTTTTATTAAATACAATAAAATACCACATATTGTATTCCATGGTCCATATGGAACTGGAAAACGGACAATTTTAAATTATTTTATAGAAAAGGTTTATGAACACAACGCAAAATATATTAAGGATTATGTAATGTACGTTGATTGTGCTCACGGTAAAGGAATTCGTTTTTTTAGAGACCAATTAAAGTTTTTTGCCAAAACAAACATACAAAATAAATCGAACTTGTTTAAATCTATTATTTTGTTTAATGCTGATAAGTTAACCACAGATGCTCAGTCTGCTTTAAGAAGATGTATTGAAAAATACAGTCATAGCACACGGTTTTTCATTATCGCAGAAAACAAAAACTTATTATTAAATCCTATATTATCAAGATTTTGTAGTATTTATATACCAAATCCAAAAATAGACAATGAATACATTAATTTTTATAAATTACAGTTCCAGCAATACAACAAAAAAGAATATGCGAAAAAAGAAACTCGCCTTAAAAAATACCTTAAAGATAAAAAAAATTACCAAACCTTAAACAGTTGTATTAAATTTGCTACTACATTATACAATAAAGGATATAGTTGTTTAGACTTAATCCATTATGTTGCAAACAATAAAACTGATAATTTAGCACTAATGTATTTTGATAAAGTAAGAAAGCAAATACGGAATGAAGAAATATTAATATTTTATGTATTGTATTTTACATTTATGCGGAAAAATATTGATTTAGAAAATATTATATAATTTTAAAATGGATGACTACAACGTGAATGTTTTATCTGAAGCAAAAAACGAGTATTCGTGTCGATTGTTAAGTATATTAAGTCCAGTCATTATTGATGGGGTAAAATCTATATTTAATGATGCAGAACGATTGTGTATTGAAAATGACGAAGGTGATAAATACCTTATGACGTTTCAAAATTTCTTATCTAGAGTTCCAAAATGGAATGACAGTATTATTCAAGATGAATGCAAACGCATGATTAGTGTTACCGGTTGTAATTATTTAGAAGACTTGCTTACATGTGTTCATATTGCTCAACTTAAAATTTTAACCAGTGTTCGTGTATCACAAAAGCAAAAAAAGATAGATTTAGATATCCCCAAACTTGATACATTTATACACCAAGTATATAGTTCTTTTGCTAGAAAATTATACAAAAATGTATATTTGTTTGAAAAAATCATAACTCCATTGCAATACCAAAAAAACATGCGCGAATGTGAAATATTATGTAAAGAAAGTATTCTTGAAGTGATCCGAAACAGTATACCAGTAGAAAGGATATTGCGTTCGTATATAGATGAAACGGTGGATGAGGAGGTTGTTCATGAAATAACAGAAAAAGAAATAGAAAAAGAAGTGGAAGAATCAAAGAATGTAGATGAATCAACCGATGGACAAAAAACAGAAAATAATGAAGAATTCAGTACAACACCCATACTAAAATTGGAAAAAAATATTGTTTCTGAAGAAACTCGTCCATTAAGTTTAGAAGATGAGGATATAGAACCCGTCGCAAAAACTACAGAAGAGGATAATAAACTTATCGAAAATGAAAAAACAAGTGGTATTTCTTTTAATGATTTTGACAATGTATTGAATATGGGAACAAATGAGCAGGAAAGTGTAGAAGCCCCCAAAACAATCGAACGACTCGAACATATCAGTGAAATAAATCAGCAACGTCGCAAAGAAGAAGAAGAAGAGGAAGATGACGAAGATAATTTAGAAATATTCGATGACAACAATATACAATTGGGTGTAAGTGATATTCATGATTTATCAAAGGAATTAAAAATAGTATCTCCTCCACTTTTAGACGATATTGAATTATTGAATTAAATTTATAACATGTAAATACTTAACTTGCGTAAAATAATTGATAAAAATATAATAAAAAAATATAAATGGGACAATCTATTTTTATAACTGCTGGTATGATTTCTCTGGTATACATTATAATTAAGTATTTAGAGATGAAGTTTATTGTAAAAGAACCAAAACCTGTAAAGATAATGATTCGTGATACTATTATTGTTTATTTATCGGTTGTATCTGGTAATTTTGTGTTGGAGCAGTTTGGAGGAGTAAAAGAAATGGTTGTTAATCCACCAGAGATTTTTACGAACGAACCTGAGTTTTAATATATCGCGTGCGCGTTTAATGTATGTAATGTAATTCATTGTAACATTACATTATACACCAATTAATATTATTTTTAAATAATATTAATTTATCATACCAATTCCATGGATAACCCATTAATTCAACTTAACTTATACGTATACCGGTATTTCGTCAATATTATTGACATCTTCATTCTTAGGTACTTTTTTTCTAGATACTTTAAACTCGTCGAATAATTGGTTTTTTAGTTCGTTATGAGGTTCACAATGATGAACTGTGCGCGCTATCATTTTATATAATTTAAAGTCACGATACCTCTCATCTCCATTTTTCTTATACAAAATATTACGTGTTTTATCATCGCGCGTCCATTTAATAATCAACTTAACTATTTCGTTTTCCTGTTTATCTTCGTTTTTAAAATCGTCAATAAAGTAATCGTATAAAGAACATCCTAATCTACACAAATCAAAACTTTTGTTTGGTAATATTTCTGGTTTATTGTGGTTGCGATAAGGACCGAAGTTATATTGGTTTGATGCGTCTTCTTTAAAATTATAACTGTCACTGCACAATAATTTACCTTTGTATTTGTAAATTGCTCGTCCAAAATCAATTATCTTAAAAATCTTTCCAAATGTGGGGATTTTGTAATACTGACTGTTGTATTTTATATAAATATACTCTTTTGGAGTAGTTATATACATAATATTATTGGTATGTAAATCATTATGTGTAAAATCAAAACATTTTTGATACGTAATTAAAATAAACATGACTTGTAATAAACATGATTTCCATTCTAGATTAGTCATTTCGTTATTTTCTATGTAATCGTCTAATGTTTCATTCATCTCTTCCATACAAATCATTTGGATTGGAAAATTATAAATAACACAGTTTACATTGTCATCGATAGAACTGGAATATTCTGATATTTCGCTATTGGAACAACTGACCACGCCTTCGCTGTCATCCAATTCATTCTCTACAATAGTTCCATCATTCATATCATCGGGACAAGAGTTATCATCTCCTACATCTATTTCATCATCACTTTCACTACACGAATCGTCTGTATCGCTTTCTATTTCAGAACCGTCTTCTGTATTACTAGAAATATCGCTACTACTTCGGTCTTTACGTTTTACTTTTTCATATACCACATTATTTTCTAGTTCTAATTCTACCGTTTGATTTTGTTTATACATAAGCGTTAATTTTTCTACATTTTCAGTAGTTAATTCAAATACTTTATCAAATGATTCATTATCAAATTCATCCAATAATAAGGTGTTTTCGGTTGTTGTTTCTTCTACATTTAACTTTTCTCTATATTTTCGTGTATCATCCTCTAATAAAGACATATCGAACTTCTCCAATGTAAATAATTCTTCCCTATTTTTATGGAAAAACTCCGACTGATGTAAATAATCTAAATCATCGTATACATTTATATTAAACTTATCTTGAACACCAACAAATGTTCCATAGTAATCATTTCCAAAAACAAAGTCGTGATTGTTTAATAATTTACTACTTAGATAAGAAAAAAACCCGTCAACATACGATGTATTGTTAGTGTCGTGTATTTTTTTTAAATGCGTATCCTTTTTTGATATTACTGAATTAATGGTAGGCGTCAATAATGATTCGCGATTTAATTGCTTGTATTTACCTGTTAGATAACTTAAAGGATTTAGCAATGGGGAAAACTTGAAAAATGCAACCTTTTCACTAGACGAACCATCTTCATCCAATACGTCTATTAAAAAATGTGTTTTGTCATGAGTATCTTTAATAGATGAAATAGAATACTTACTATTTAAATTAATCAAACTATGGTTTGTTTCGTTTAATTCAAAAAATTCGGAGTAAATTGGAATATAATTTTGAACACTGGAAAACCCCGTATTTTCTAACTGACCAAACAATTTGCTATTATTGTTTTTTCTATAATAAAGAGAGAACATACGATTTAATGATAATATATATTTTACATTTAAACCAATACTTTAGTAATAGATATAATACACATTATCATTCGTTATAAACCTTTAATTAAAATGCGGTACTTTTATATATGAATTTAGAACTAAAAAAGTTTAACATGAAAAATATAAAATTTAATTTGGAGGGATCTAATGGACCTGTAATTGTATTGATAGGACGTCGTGATACCGGTAAAAGTTTTTTGGTTCGCGATATGTTATTTCACCATCAAGATATCCCTATAGGGACGGTTATATCAGGAACAGAGGCCGGAAACGGATTTTATGGTAAATTGGTTCCTAAATTATTTATTCATGATGAATATAATACGGCTATTATTGAAAATATTTTAAAACGACAAAAAATAGTAATTAGGCAAATAAAAAAAGAGAAAAAAGCGTATGGAAAATCTAGTATAGATGCTCGAGCCTTTGTCATTTTGGATGATTGTTTATACGATAATACATGGTCTCGAGATAAATTGATGCGATTGCTTTTTATGAACGGGCGTCATTGGAAAATTATGCTTGTTATTACAATGCAGTATCCTTTGGGCGTTCCTCCTAATTTAAGAACTAATATTGATTACACATTTATATTAAGAGAACCTTACTTAACCAATCGCAAACGTATTTATGAAAACTTCGCCGGTATGTTTACTACTTTTGAGAGTTTTTGCCAAGTAATGGACCAATGTACTGAAAACTATGAATGTTTAGTTATCTCTAATAACGCCAAATCAAATAAGTTAGAAGACCAAATATTCTGGTATAAAGCAACATCACACGGTGAATTTCGGTTAGGAGCAAAAGAGTTTTGGGAAATGTCAAAAGGATTAGGGTCCGACGATGAAGAAGAGGCATATGACCCAAATGCTTCTAGAAAAAACAAAGGTCCTCGTATCAATGTTAAAAAGAATAGATGGTAAATCATAAAATTATAGAAAATATAAAATTTTCTATAATTTTATTAAGTTATTTTGATGGTATTGCTATATATATATATATTATCGCGTTGTCAATTTACATTACGAAATTAATCTTGTTTTTTACGGACAATGTTGTCTCCTTCAAACAACGCCTTTTTGATGCCATCTGAACTAATATCGTCCAACTGCTTTAAATCTTCCTCCATGGTATTGTTTACACCAACCAGATTTCCTTGCTTGTCCAACTTTTGCGTTAATTTGTTTCCACTTTCTCTAGCCAATTTTACATTTTCTTCAATTGCCTTTCTCTTGGTTTCTTGAATACGCTTCTCAAATTCTTGCTTTGCCTTTGCTTCATTGTTATTTTTCTCATGCATTAATTGGTTAAGTTCATCTTCCATGTATTCTACGCGACCAGTCTTGTATGCTTCTGGTTCCCACGGCATCCATACACCAATAGGTCCTACATATACGTTATGATTTGGGTCCACTTCTCGCAACAATTTACAGCGCAATTCTGCCTCTTCTTGTGTAGAATAAGAACCGCGAACCTTTAATCCTCTTACACTAGTTTGGAAATTATTTTGCTTATTAAATTCATCATCAAGTTCATTTTCATTATTGTCCAAAAAAGTTTTGTAAGAATCATAAATATCAGTTGTTTTCAATTCATCTTTTTCACTTTTAACAAACTCCTGCATATCCGCCATCAATGTTTCAAAATTAAGATTGTATTTATAAGAAGCAAAGTTCAGGAACTGAGAAAACTTCTCCATGGATTTGGAAAAATCATAACCCTTTAAGAACCTTTCAAACATAAACAATTCACGGCGTTTTAAAATATTTTCGGGACTAACAAATGAAACACATACAAATTTTTGACCGGATATTGCCTTGTCTTCTTCCAATAGATCAACGTACGTTGGGTTTTCACTACCATCAGAACTCAATTTAGTTTGGTAAGCATATTCTGCCATTATACATATATAATATGTTTATTGTTTAAGTTTTTTTTTTATTTATTTATTATATAATATGTTTGATAAATTAAGTGAAATTTTAGATTTAGGAGAACTACTCCGTCGCGTAGTTAAATATTTGGTCGAAGGTTTAATGGTCGCGATAGCAGCATATGCTATCCCCAAGAGATCATTAAACTTAGATGAAGTGTTGTTAATCTCTTTAACAGCAGCGGCTACCTTCTCCGTATTAGATACGTATGTCCCTTCTATGGGTGTGTCGGCACGTTCTGGCGCTGGATTTGGTATTGGTGCGAATCTTGTTGGTTTCCCAAGAATGGGAATGTAAATCATATGATTTTTCAAAATACATTTTAACAACGCATAACTTTTAATTTATAACTTATATTATAACTTATAAATTGACATCGACAATTATAAACATTGACTATAATGTAGGAATAAATTCCCAATTTAATTCCAAACATATTTTCTTCCAGATTTCATCTTGTTCTATACGTTTTACAGGGTCCTTTAACATTGGAAAATAAGGTAAAAAACTATGCTCATCCAACAATTCACACATTTTATACAGTACATAATAATAATTTAAGAAATTCACCCTACTATCTGGACAATGCTTGCTGTAAGGTTTTTGTATTTCCATAAACAAATTACATAATTTATCTTCTAATTCAGGTTGCATAACAGGAGGTTTAATCCCCAATTTATCCTTTATGAATGGTATATGTTCATAGTATTTATTGTATCCTAATTTTTTTAAAATTTCCTTTGCTCTTTTATTATCCATATTTTTAAGAGTTAGTCTTTCCTTTTTTATTTGTTTTTTTATATTGTTAATAACCTCTTCTGGAATTTGAGTTGTTTCTTTTGCTTGAAACTGAGCTAAAATTTCTCGAAAATGGTTGATACGTTTATAAGCATAAAAACATACTTCTTTTGGCGGTTCTTTATAAGATGGTTTTTCGTGTTCTATTAAAAACCTGTCTTGATAACTACATATTTTACATATCAAAATCCCTTCTGATTCGACCTGAACTAATTCGCCAGAACATTTAGGACATATTTCATAATTAACCACATAATTTTTCATATCAATCAGTTTGTTATCAATATTATTGAAATAACGTTGAACAATCGTATCGCTGGTAGTTTTTACTTCGACCTTTTCATCAACTTTACTGAAAAAGGAATGTAGTATCTTTTTTTTACTTGTCTTACCATCGCTTAGATTTTTCTTTTTTTCAAAGTAATCAAATATTAAATCCGAATTGTTTAGTAGATATTTATTTTTTTTCCCTTTTAATTCCTTTATCTTTAACTTACAGTCTTTTATTTGGTCTTCTAATTCCAATCTCTGCTCTACTTTTAGATTTTTAGATTTTTGAATGCGACGTTTTATTTGTTTGATTTTTGCCTTTAATTTGGGTAAACTTTTTTCGGAGATCTGTTTAAATTCTTTCATTTTTTCATCGTGTTTGTTGTCTAGTGTAGTTATACTATGTTTATTAATAGCCAGTTTTTTTTGATTTTTAGGCTTGAAATTAGGCATCAATAATATATATAAGAGTCATCTATTTAATTCGTAGTTTTCTTTAATTGTTTAGCAAAATCATTATTTTATAAAATATTGATTCGTAAATTCATAATTTATAAAAATGATTTTCAATATATAATGGACAATCCAAACAAAATCGTATTTAAAGACAAGGAAATAACTAATATTGATTTGATAAAACTACAAAAAATGACATTATTATATAATGCTTTAGAGAATGGATGGTCTATTAAAAAAGCAGGCAATTGTTATGTATTTAAAAAAAAACATAACAATGAAAAAGAAGTGTATCTAGATTCATACTTAAGACGATTTATGAGTGAGAATTTAGATATAAATCAAATTTTAAATAACTAATTTTTATGTAAAATATATAAAATTTGGTTTTTTTTAGAAAAATACGAGTGAATAAATCAAAAATAAAGTTAAAAAAATTGTAATTAATGTGTAAAAACAGAAATTTTTTTTCTTTTGGTATAGTATATAATGGGAGGAGGACTCATGCAACTAGTAGCTTACGGCGCACAAGATGTGTATCTTACTGGTAATCCCCAGATCACTTTCTGGAAGGTTACATACCGCAGACACACTAATTTCGCAATGGAATCCATTGAACAGACCTTCAACGGTCAAGCCGACTTCGGTCGTCGTGTTCAATGCACTGTTTCGCGAAATGGTGATCTTGCATACCGAACTTACCTTCAGGTAACTCTTCCTGAAATTAGTAGTTCCGACTCTAGTCACGCACGATGGTTGGACTGTCCAGGTGAACAATTGGTCTCCATGGTCGAAGTCGAAATTGGAGGACAGCGTATCGACAAACAATATGGTGACTGGATGCACTTGTGGAACCAGTTGACCCTTACTTCTGAACAAGAAGATGGTTACAACAAGATGATCGGTAACACGACTCAACTTACTTATTTGACCGACCCCGACTTCGCCGAAGTCGCCACGGCTTGCTCGTCTGCCTCTGTTCCAGAAGCAGTATGTGCTCCCCGTAAGGCTCTTCCAGAAACGACCTTGTACGTTCCACTTCAATTTTGGTTCTGTCGCAACCCTGGACTTGCCCTTCCTTTGATTGCCCTTCAATACCACGAAGTCAAGATCAACATCGAACTTCGCCCATTGGACGAATGTTTGTTTGCTGTTGACACGGTTGCCGCCTCCGGAACTGGCAACCACAAATCAACTGCCGCATACAGCAAATCCCTTGTAGCCGCTTCCTTGTATGTTGACTACATCTTTTTGGACACCGATGAACGTCGTCGCATGGCCCAAAATCCACATGAATATTTGATTGAGCAACTTCAGTTCACTGGTGCCGAATCCATCGGATCCTCCAGTAACAAGGTTAAGCTTAATTTCAATCACCCATGTAAGGAACTTGTATGGGTTGTACAGCCAGATGTTAACGTCAGTTACTGCGATTCTTTCGTTGCTGGCCAACATCTTCACGCTGCTCTTGGTGCTCAGCCATTTAACTACACGGATGCTTTGGATGCTCTTCCACATTCCATCCGCGCCTTCTCGAGTGACGCTCAAGTCGCATCGGTTATCTCCACGGGTACCGGTATGTTTGCCGATGCTGGTGCCATGGAGAACACGTCTTCTACCGGTATCGAAGCTGATGTATCTGGTGCTTTGGGTGGAGCTGTCTCGTCTGGTGTCTCTGATGCCGGCGCCTTCGTCCTTGCCGAAACCGCACTTAAGATGCACTGTTGGGGTGAAAATCCAGTTGTTACCGCCAAGTTGCAACTTAACGGACAAGACCGATTCAGTGAACGTGAAGGTTCCTACTTCGATGTCGTCCAGCCATACCAACACCACACGCGCTCTCCAGATGCCGGAATTAACTGTTATTCCTTCGCTCTTCGCCCTGAAGAACACCAGCCATCTGGAACCTGTAACTTCAGTCGCATCGATAACGCAACTCTTCAACTTGTTGTTTCTGCTGCTGCCATCGGTAACACGGCAACTGCCAAGGTCCGCGTTTACGCCACGAACTACAATGTTCTTCGTGTAATGAGCGGTATGGGTGGTCTTGCATACTCCAACTAATTTAACCAATATAGAATATAACATATTAATAACCATTGATTTATAAATTATAAAATTAATAACATAATTTTATTATTTACATTTACCAAATCCACATCTAATATCAATATTACTTATTCAATACAATAGATTTTTATTTAAATAGAATACTACTATTAATACTAACTAATATGGGGCAAGTGCAAAGTAGAAACTACAATTTTGAAGACGTCCAATATATCATAAAATGTAAGCAAAAGCAAAATAGTAAAACAAATACTACTATATTAATTAATGTTCTTAAAGAATATGAACAAGGGTGTTTAATAAAACACACAATTGATGTCAAAAACGAAGTTAATGTGATTACTGAATGTTTAAAATCCAACAAACATGTTCATATTATAGTATATGGTAAACATGGGAGTGATGAAAACGTGGAGAAAAAACAAAAACAACTTATTTCATTAGGGTTTTACAATGTATTTGCTTATACCGGGGGTATGTTTGAATGGTTGCTTTTGCAAGATGTATACGGTAGAGATGAGTTTCCCACCACCACAGATGAACTCGATATTTTAAAATACAAAACATCAAGTCATTATTACAACAATTTATTGACCAATTAATTGACCGAAATAATATGATAACATAAGTAAAATTGATTTTGCTAATATATAATATTTATATTAACAAAACATAAACACTATCCTATATTTACAACAATGAATCTAACTCAGCAAAAACTTACCAAAAGCGAATGGGAATTCTTAGAACTTCCTGTAAACAAAAAGGAGTTGTATATATTAAGATTTATATACAAGTCATATACCAATACTACACTTACAGAAAATCCGAATCATTCATTGATTAGTTATCTTAAAATAAATGTAGAAGATTATGAAGACTTTCACAAATACTTTTACAACAAATACTATGAAGAACCAATTCATAAAATCATCAAAGTTCATAGTCTCAATTATAAACTAAAAATAAACATTAAAAAACTAAACATTAAAAAAGCAAATAAAATCAGAATTCGCAAAATCAACACAGCGGAAATATTGAAAAAAAGTAATATATTTGAAAACGTATTGATGGAACAACTTACCATGTATTTTAAAACCACCAGTAAATCAAAGAAGTGTTACTATTATTATTCACTTCTTCAATTATCCACGCGAAAAGTAAAACGAGTAAACCATTTGTTAATGAAGTTTGTAAAATATGTCTTGGATACATTTCAAAATGAAATCAATGTGATAAACTTAATCAAACATTCTCATAAATACATTGAAGAAAATCCTCTTTTAACTGAATACAATGATATATCATTGTTTAGTCATCAAAAAAAAATGTTTAATTTGATACAAGGCAATACCAACCCCAAGTTGGTGTTATATCAAGCACCAACAG